CACCACAATGTAATCATAAGTTTTTCCCGCAGTTGAATTTGCAGAGTGAGAGATTACAGCACTTCCTTTTGCTTTGGAACTAATATATATACTTGCAACTCCAGTGCTAGTAGGACTTAATAAAATAACGCTATTAAAACCAATTCTTGCATCGTTAATAGTGGTAGAAGTTGCACCGCCAACAGCTAACTCAATTGATCCAGTATTGTTCGTCTTACCGTTCATTGCACCATTAACAATCTCAGCAACAGTTCGCTGATCTCCACCAATAGTCGGCAATATGCGGTATTGCGTCATCTTGAACCTTGCGAAATAACATTAGCATCAAGACCTACAGCAGTTACCCAGTTGCCTGTTGGGATCAATTTGATCCTATGGTAGTAACCTGCTGCTCTAACGCTACAGCGACCTTCTGAATCAGCTACAGATACATCTCCAAACACCAGAGAGTCACTTAATTGTGTTCTACTTGCAATCTGTACTGATCCGCTACCACCGTCAACCGTTGGACGTACTAAATTAATAACTGTACGACCTGCATTTATGTCACCAGTAACGATAGATGCAGTTTTATTTGCACCACCAAATGTAATAGCCTTTTTACCAGATGTTCCTGCAAATATTAATTGTTTACCAGACCATTGACGATCATCTAAAGATACCGTTAAAGCATCAATGCTTGAACTATATCCATCTAAATCATCTAAACTTACTGAAGGAGTCAATGCAGACGCTACTGATGATGCTGTTGTCTGACAATAAGTAAATTTATTTAATGTAATACTATAAGTTAACAAATAATTAGCACCTGATTGTGTTTTAAAGCACCAAACTATTAGTTTATTAATAGGATCTACAGCAGATGACATTGTGTTGTTAATATTTTCTAATGTCGCATTGCTAAAGAACCATTTGCTTACTTTATTTTCGCTAATTGATTTAGTATCTTGTCCATTACAGACATAAAATCCATCTGTTCCCAAGAAATACGTTAATCCTGCAAACTGAGCTATAGATCCAGCAGCTATACAACCTAATTTTGTGTTAATTGCATCAAACTGGAAGAATAACGGACTACCACAATACGACATACGGTAGATTGCACGCTCTAAGAATACAATTCCGAACTCTCCACCAGCTAAACCAGTAATATCTCCACCATCAGGCATTACCTGACTGTCTGCTTGACTAGTTGATCCAGCAGTCCAGTTTGTTTCGTTGTTAATATCGCTCCAATAAACTTTATTTTCAAACCCAGACACGTTAGCAGCCACAACAAAATCACGAATTGTGCTTACATATTTAGCTTGTGGAGCATCGGATGATAAATTTGCAAAGTATGTACTAGAATTTAACGTAAATGATTGCAACCTATTCACACCATTAGCACAAATAACCTTAGCCCCAAATTGAGTGTTATCCCAATATTCAATAGACGTATAACCAGTCGTATTGGCTGAGTCCATATTCTTAGTGCCTGAATTGTACTTGTACAAATTAGATCCAGAACCAGCAAATAAACCTACTGTCGTTGCATATTTACCTGCAAATACAGTTAATAAGTCAGCAGCAGCATCGTTAGAATAATTTGTTTCTGATTTAAATGGAGCATATCCATTTGCTACAGGATAACAATTAACAGCATCAGTTAATGCTCCTGTTACGCCAGGCTGATCTGGTAGCCATTCACCTAATTGAATCTTAGCCATTATTGTAGTATCCAAGTATCAGAAGTAGGACTAATCTCAGTCCATTCATTTATATCATCATCAATTACTACCCATGTATTTGTATCGTCAGCAACTACAGCCCATGTATCACCAATAACGTGACCCATTACAGAAACATTAGCATTTGCTTCTACGTTACATAATCCAGCCCATATAGCATTAGGTAAGCAAATAACTGTGGCAGTACCGTTAATAGAAGCGTCTGCATTATAAACAACACCACCAATTGCCTGCACTGTTGCTGTACCAACTATATCAGCAGATGATAATTGAACTCTTATTCCGTTAGCAGTAACAGTCGCAGTACCATTAATAGAACCAGCCGCAAATTGAATCCTAATACCAGAAGCAGTTACATCAGCAGTTCCATTAATCGCAGCAGATCCAGAATAAACAACTCCACCTAATACTGTTACTGTAGCCGTTCCAATAATACTTCCGGCTGCGTTATAAACTATTCCACCTAATGCTGTGACCGTAGCAGTTCCGTTGATGCTTGCAGATCCATCAACATAATTAGCTGCTAATTGTCCTAATGACGAATAAGGAGCTTGAGAGTATGCTGAAAAACCAAACATTTACAGGACTACCCATTTTGAGCCACTAGGAACAGTTACAGACTTACCTGAAGCTACCGTTATAGGGCCTGTTGACATTGCAGAAGAACCACTAGGTATTGAATAATTAGCAGCTACAGTATTGCTATTAACAACTAATCCGTTAGATGCAACTACCTGAGCTCCACTTAATGTATTAGGTGTAGTTACATTACCAGCAGTAGATATAGTTAAAGCGTCTGCTGTATTGACAGAACCATTAACAATAAAACTAATCTTTTGACTATCCCACGTACCCATAACTAATGGGCCACCATAAGCCTCAACAAAGCTAGCTAATGGTGTAGAAAATGCATTATTTGGGAAACCTGCTGCTGAATAACTATAGTTACTATTATTTATTCCAAGTTCAGAATATGCTGTATGACCACCATCATTTACTGCATAACTTGCATAACTTGTATTGCTTGAACTTGTATTTTGTAGGCTAGTGTAAAGATATAAAGGTTCACTTCCAGTAAATGCAGCAATAACACCAGAGTCAGAATGAGCAGTAGTTGATCCAACATTTAACGAGCCAGTATTAGTAGTTCCAGAAGTATAAGGAATGACTACACGATTATTTGCATCGCCATATACTGCTTTGCCAGCAGGATACGTAGCGAATACGTCCTTACTATTAGCTGAAAACGATATAGGAGAAGTATTACCAGAACTATTAGCCAATACCGTATCACGAGATAACGTAGTTCCTGATGATGTATATGTGCCGATACCTACTTCCCAAGTACCAGCAGTATTATCCACAATTGAATAATACGTAGTGTTTCCGTTACCAATGACAGCAAATGACTGGAAACCAGAACTAGCACCAGCAAGAGTTAACGTACCAGTGCCAGCAGTAGTGGATGTTTCCTTGACACGATCCGCAACAACTAGTGCCATTATCTACCCCTTACGCCAAAGTTACGCTAAGGCTACCTATAGCTATCTTAAATATATCACCTGTTGATATTGTTTTAGATACGTCTAACGGTGTGTGATACAACAAATTACCGCTAGTAGAAGCGTCAAGAATACCTATCCAACCAACTGTACCCCATGAGCCTGTAGCCTGTGGGAACTCAACAGCCGCAGTATTTAACGATACACCGTTACTTGGCGCACCCATTGTGACAGCAGTACGAGAATAAGAACCACCAGATACCTCAGTACCAGTATTGGCATCAGTAGGATCTGACGTATATAAACCGATGTATATTGTGGATGGACTAGTAAAAGCCGTGTTACGCAAGGTAGCGTTAATCAGAGCATTTTCTAGGTAGTTGGACATTTCTGACATAATTACCTCACGTTATAAGACATTGCTATTGGTTGACCACTGTGTTCGCTTGAATGATCCGCTAAGTTAATCGCATCTATAGACTTCTGATACATAGCAGCCCATGTTTGCAATCTAGCATCATTCATTAGATACGGCTCTGCCTCGCCTAACGTGGCGTAGAGAAGCGCATCGTAATAGTTAGCTAGAAGTATGTTGCTTGAGTTTGTGTCGCTCAGAGGCGTTGGTTTAGCGTAATAGAGCATCTGAACGGTATAGGTAGTATCTGGAGAAGGAGCAAATGCAATTTCCGTAGCCAGAACCGTGTAAATCTTAGGTCTGCCAACAATACTAGCCAGATTGTCTTTGTAGAAAGTATTAGGAGTATTGTACGATAACGCAGATAGTGGATTAGTGACTAAGTGGATGTCTCTCATCTCTAAGAAATCAGAAGGAAGTCCAACTAAAGCATCAGTAGTATCGGTAGTCACTACC